CAGAACGAGGCAGTTTTCCTTGCCCGGCGCGAGGCGCGTGCCGCGGCCGACCATCTGCACATAGAGCCCTGCGGATTTGGTGGGGCGCAGGAGCGCGATCAGATCGACGGCAGGGGCGTTGAAACCGGTGGTCAGCACGCCCATCGAGGCCAGCGCGCGGATTTCGCCGCGTTTGAAGGCAGCAATGATCGCGTCCCTCTCGTCCTTCGGCGTATCCCCGAAGATCGTGCGGCAGATGATGCCCTGGCGGCCGAATTCCTCGGCCACATGACGCGCGTGCTCGACACCCGAGCAGAAGGCCAGCCAGGACTTCCGGTCGCGCCCATGTTCGATGATCTCGGTAACCGCGGCCCGCGTGATGGCCTCTTTATCCACCGCCGCTGCCAGATCGCGCTGAATGAAATCGCCCGCGCGGGTGCCGACCTTGGAAACGTCGAGGCGCGTGGCGGGCTGCTTCGACACGAGCGGGCTCAGATAGCCGGCGTCGATCAGATCGCGGACCGGGGCCTCATAGGCGATGTCCGTGAATAGCGCGTTCTTGCCCTCATGCAGCATGCCGCTGTCCAAGCGGAACGGCGTGGCGGTCAGCCCGATTACCTTGAGCGCCGGGTTGATCCGGGCCAGCCCGTCCAGAAACCGGCGATACATGGTGCTGGTATCGCCGGGAATGAGGTGAGCTTCGTCGATCAGCACAAGGTCGGTGTGGCCGACCTCGTGTGCCCGGCGGTGGATCGACTGGATGCCTGCGAACAGAATGCGGGCCTGTGCCTCGCGCTTGCCGAGGCCCGCCGAATAGATGCCTGCCGGGGCCTCGGGCCAAAGGCCGATCATCTCGGCATGGTTCTGGGCGATCAGTTCGCGCACATGGGTCACGATAAGGATGCGCTGTTCAGGCCATGCCTTCAACACGCCCTCGATGAAGGCGGCCATGACGAGGGACTTGCCTCCAGCGGTCGGGATCACCACCAGCGGGTTGCCCTTGTGGTTCTGGAAATAGCCGTAGATCGAGGTGATCGCGGCCTGTTGATAGGGGCGCAGGGTCAGCATGGCGCGGCCTCCGTCGTGCGGGCGTCGTTTGTCCAGGTGGAGCCATCGGCCATGCGGTAGGTGACGGCATCGTCACCCGCATCGATGACCTCACCCGGGACGAGATCGGGGATGAAGAGATGGCGGTTGCAGGCCGCACGCTGCTCGGTGGTTGCCAGCATCCGGTCGTGGCGGGCGCAGTGCCAACCGCCATCAACGGGCGTCGCGTGCAGGCAGGACCGGCAGGTCACAGCCGCCCCACCGCCATCGTGGCAAGCGGCGTGGTGATCGCAGAACCGGCATTCGAACCAGGCCGGGTCCTCGCTGATCCGCTCGGGCGGATGCTGGGCGAAGATGATCCGGCCCGCCTTATCCAGTAGCCGTTCAGCCATGGCACTGTCGGCCTCGATGCGCTCGATGTGCAGCGCATCGGTGTCCTTGCAGACCGCTATGTACAGGGCGCGGGTGATACCCGTCAGGTGCATGTAGATCTGCATCTGCGCGGCGTGCTGGGGCTTGGCCAGCACAACGCCCTTGGCGGTCAACTCATTGAAGCTCTTTACCCCATGGGTCTTAAACTCGAGGACATGCCAAGTTTTCGGGGCTTCGAGGATGCCGATGGCCACGCCATCCAGCGACCCGCCGAAATGGCCGCCATGGGCCTCGACACGGAACTGACGACCGGTTTCGGGGTCGACTTCGAGGACCGTCGCGCCGGTGGCGCGCAGATTGCGCACAAGGCGCTCCTCTTCCAACTGGCCAGTCTCGAAGAGGCGCAGCAGGCGGCCGGAATGGCGCGAGGGCGTGACCCAGCGGAAGTCGTACCAGAGCGCCCGGGCACAGGATTTGCCGATGATCGAGGCGCCAAGGTGGTCGCGGAAACCATCGCCCTGGCGGGCCTCATAATCGGCATAGATCGCCGTCAGCGTCGGCGTGGGGGCTTCGGGAAGCTCAGCCATCACAGCCCCTCCCGTTCGGCACGAGACTGGGCCTCGGCCAGAATGCCGTTCCATGTCTCGGGGTCGTGGCGTTCGCGCAGCACGCCGATCAGGGCGTCCTTCAGCTTTTCGCGGCGGCGGCGGCCAGTACCCCGGGCCAGAAGTTCTGACCGCTCGCGGCTCAGATGCCGCAGCGCCGTGCGGGCCCGGTGAAACCAGTCCAGGTCAATGGGCTTGTGGCCCCGCTGCCGCGCCAGATCGGCCGTCGCGATCTGCGTGCGGATTTTGGCGATGGCGTCGTCGAGTTCGATCAACCGGCGCTGATCATCAGGCAAGCCGGGGCTGATCACGGCCCCAAGGTTTTCCTCGGCGGCCGCGTTGTTCATGTCAGTCATGGGAATGTCCTCAGATTGCGGGAGGCACCGCCCCGGCTGTCACCAGATCAGGGCGGCGCAGGGTCTCAGCCCTTCTTGTTCCAGGGAGCAGATGCCATCTTGGGCGGGGCCGCCGGTGTCGCGGCTGCAGCGGGTGCAGGTTTGGCCGCCCGGGACGCCGCCCCACGGTCGGGCGGCAGATAGGCGATGGCATTGCTTTCGCCGTAACCGTTCTTCGGCGGTTTGATTTTCACCTGGATCATCATCGGGATCAGGTGCAGTTCCTCGCTGTCGCTGACATGCATCTTGCCCGTCGCGTGGCAGATGGCCGACAGCGTGCGCTGCGCGATTTCCACGGTGGTCGGGTTTGGGTTCACCAGGTTCAGCTGGTCGAAGATCTTGCGGCCCTTGTGCTCGCCCTCAATGATATCGAGCATCAGCCAGAGAAACTGGCCCATGCCATTCTTGGTGACGCGCATCTCGCTTTCGACGATCTGGGCGCGGTATTTGCCAGCGGGCAAAAGCTCGTGGGCGGTCGTGGGTTCAACGCTGGTGGCGTCGAAGGACGTGTCAAAACGTGCCATGGTCTTGTCCTTTCAGGGCGATCATTCGGATTGGGGCATGGCCGCCATGAACTCTGCCCAGCTAAGGGGCAGCGTGTCCGGCAGGCCGTAACGGTTCTTTGCGAGGAAGGCGGGGCGCTCTTCGGTGTGCATGACGCGCGCACCGGACCCGAGCGCCCGGGTCACCTTTTTGTTGAAACCGACATCGGATTTGGCGACCGAGATCTGATAGTTGGCGAAGAGCACCACATCGGAATGCTCTTGCAGCAGCGCCGATGCGCGGGCCTGCAACTTGATCACATAGCGGTCGTAGGGCTCGTGCTCGGGGCTGTCGAAGCGCTTGATGTCGGTATGAGCGATCTGGATGACCGCCATGCCTTTCTGGTCACGGAGCGCATTCAGCTTGTCGAGATATTCGCGCCAGACAGTAAGCGCCTCGCCATAGCCCTTGCCGAAGCCGGGGGTTTCGATTGAGGCCCAACCGTTGCGCTGGCAAGCCTCGGCCCAGATCAGCGGCTCCAACCAATCGACGCTGTCGATGACCACCGTGCCGAAGTCGTGGTCCTCGGTCAGGAGCGCATCAAGCGCACCGGCCACCTCCGCGTAGCTCGTCGCCAGGGGAAAATGGGGCACCTGCAGCTTTCCGAGCCCATCCTCGGTCATGATGAACACCGGTCGGTCGGCATCAGAGGCAAAGGTGGATTTGCCAACCCCGGCCACGCCGTGGATCAGAATGCGCGGCGGCGTCAGCGCCGAGGTCATGCGCAGGGATGCGAGAGAAATGGCCATCAGTTCGCCCCCTCGTTCGGCACCAGACGGAACTTGGGCTTGCCGGTCCGGACAGTGCGCGCGGGTTCGAACCCCTTGCGCCAGCTCTCCGGAAGGGCACTGTACTTGCGCTCGGAGACCGACAGCTTCGTATCGATGAATTCGGCCGGGTCTTCGCCAGCGGATGCGATGTTTGCCGCGATCTGCGCGAGTTTGGCCTGGTCCCAATCGATGCGCTTGGGCAGTTCGGCGATGACGGTGACGCCGCCATCCTCGAACCGAGTGGTGCCTGTATCCTTGCCAGCCTCGTGGCGAAACTCACTGGCGCGATCGGCGTATTTGAGGGAGATGGCCCCATCGAGCCAGTCCGAGATCGACTTTGCCTGCGTCAGTTGCTCGTCCGCCATGCCTTTCAGCAGGGCGAGTTGGTCGGCGGGCAGCGCCGCGATCTGGCCCACCGGCATGCGGGGAATGTCGGCGAGGGTGATGTGATTGGAGATCGTCATGTCCTACCCCCTCACGCCGACATCGGCCGATGGGGTTCATGATCCGCGCCGCGGATCTGCTCGACCTCGAATGCCTCGACATCCTCCAGCCGGTAGATCACCCGGCCGCCGAGCTTGATGAATTTCGGGCCTTCACCCGTCCACCGCCAGCGCTCCAGCGTGCGGTGCGAAATGTTCCAGCGAGCCGCCAGCTCGATCTGGGAAAGGTGCCTGGTCGCCATGTGAACCTCCTTGGGATTTCCGCGAACACTTGCGGGATCAACATGGCGGAGGGGCTGGTAGGGCTTCTGAAGGGGAACGGTAGGGGAATTGGTAGGGGAAGAAGAAACGCAAAACGGCCGCTCAATCGAGCGGCCGTCGCAATGCTTTCAATGCCTTATCTGGCTGGCGCTTCGATCCAGCAGTTTCCCTCGTCATATTTGATGAAGGTCTGCCAGTCGGTTCGCCCGCTGAACGCCTTCGAAAGGCAGTTGGTCTTTTCCGAGAAGCCGGCATCGGCCAGCGCAGTTATGATTCTACGAACAGGACGGCCAGACCAATAAGCCTCGAACAGGATCGCCAGGAAGTCTCGATGGAGCACGCCGCGAAACTTGAACTCCTCGTCGTGGACATAGACGACCCCGTAGTCCTCCGAATGGTCTATGGGAAACCGCCGTTGCGCTTGTCCTGGGAACACGCGCTTACCAACGGCCTGCGGCGACAGCGCCAGCTTGCCGGGGGAGATGGAGACATCGGCTATGCTGATGACCACATTTGGCTTGGGGATGGTGATCGGGATGCGATGGCCAGGGGTCGAGGTCAGGATCACACGCACCTGGTCAGGTGGCCTGCGGTCAAGGAGGGCAGCGACCCTATCCCAGACCGCTGGGTCTGTAAGGCGCCGCGCGAACCAAACCGGCACCGGCGATTTTGCCCCCTTGAGCCGGATGGTGCCGATGTCCCACGCGATGTCATCAACCAACGGGAGGGGGCGTGCGGGCGCGGTGCGGTCGAAATTGACCAGCAGCTTGGCAAAGATCAGCTGGTAATCGACGAACAACGCGGCGAGTTCGTCTGCATCGACGGGGATCCAGCGACCGACGCTGTTGTGATAGCCATACTGCCTGCGCGCGGCGCACCACACCGCCGGGATGGGCTCGTCCTCGAAGGCGTCCATGGCGGTGACAACCGGGATATTCCCGGACGCCACCAGAAGCTTGGCCCCGAGCAACTCATCTGTTGCCCGAGGCGCCACCTGCCGCAAGGTCGCTGCCAGCACCTTCACGGTGCGGGTTTCCATCACCCGCAGCAGCAAATCTACCGCCTGCTTAGTCAATGAGGTCACCAAGGTCGGCGTTGTCCGTCAGGATGCCCCAGCGGCGAAGATATTTCTCGCCGATCAGGCGCTCGTGCGGCGTCATGTCCTTAAGGTTGCACCCATGCGGCATCGTCACCGTAAGCGTCAGGGATTTACCCCGCCCGCCGCCCGGGCCGGGGTGGAATTTGATCGTGAACCGGGCGCGCGTGATGATCCATTCCGGCACAGCCGATGCGATCGGCAGAACATGCCCCGTGCCGCCGATGTCCAGGCCGATCCGCTTTTCCGCCATTTCCCAGATAGACCGCTCGGCCCCCGACATGGTTTCGATCGTGATCCGTTCGTTGCGCTCGCCCACGTCCATGAAGCGCAGTTCCTTGACGGTAACCTCCTTGATCCCGTCCTCCACGTCGGTCGGGAAGTCGAAAGGCTTCAGCAACATGCTGAGGTCGTATTCGCGGAAGGGGATGTGCTTTTCCTCAAAGTCGATACCGAGCAGATCCCGGGCCATATAGGCCGTCAGATCCCGCCGGTCCTCCAGCGTATTGGCCACGACCTCGATGACACCGGTCGCAGCCTCATAGGTCAGCGCAGCCTCAAACACGGGCTTCACGATACGCCGCGACAAGGTGCTGTTCGCGTCGAATCCCAGCATGTCCTCCGGGCGCCCCTCACGGTAGACGGCAACCTGCACGAGATCGCATTCCTGATCATCAAGGATGACCCGGTGGCGGTCAAAAATGTCGACATGGACATGCGGGGTCTCAAAGCGGTCACGGATCGCCTTGGTAAAGGCAGCGACAGAGATAGGGTCACGGCGAACCGTGCAGTCTTTCTCGACTTCGAAGCCACTCCATGACCGCCCACGGCGGCGCTCGTCGTTGTAGCGCACCTCTTCCGCAAGGCGGAACCGATCAGGCTCCCTGAGAAATACCCACAGGGAGCGATTGTTGGCGCCTTCCAACGTGTCGAAGACGGCCCGGTTGATCACAACGTTCTGCAGGGCATTCTGGCCGGGTTCATCAGCGAGAGCTGCGACGCGACCCGCATCGAGGACGACACGCTGCTTTTCGT